GAGCCGCATCCGGGCTGGCCGACAGCGCGACCACGCGCGAGCCGCCCGGGAAATGCACCTCCTGCGTCCGGTAGCGGGCCTCCGGCACATCGACCAAGAAGGTCTGCCCGCCCTGGCGCATTTCCTTGGCATGCGCCGGCACATGGAATTCGTCCTCGACAAACCGGGGCTGGCCCTGACGTGCCAGGCCAGAGACCACCGCATAATAGGCCCGTGTCATGGGCTTCAATGCGTCTTCAAGGGCCTCTTTTGCCGTGCCTTCCGACCGCGACAGGATCGTCCAGCGCACCTTGCGCCGGTCGATCTCGGCCTTGATGCAGTCATCCACGATCTCGCCGCAGCTGCCGAAAGTCTTGCCACCGCGCCGCGTGAACATGCCAATCTTGAAGCGCGACTGATCCGCGATCCATGCCTTCTGATAGGGCAGGAAATGGATGATCGGGCTGTCAGGGACAGTGGCGCTCATCGGTCATCACCGTTCCGATAGCGTTCAAATCGCACCGCCTCGGCCTCGGCCGCCGCTTCCAGCTGCATCTGGACCTGCAACTGTTCGCGGATGACCCGCGCCCCGCGGCGCAGGGATTTCACGAGATCATCCTGCCCACGGCCTGCCAGGCGATCAGCCTGGGCCATCAGATCATTGGCAACCTGGGCAGGGCTGGTCATTTGGTTCACGCCTTTCCTGATCCACTAGCTTGGGCAGTCATTTTCCGAATTCTTCTGAGGTGCGGCGCCAGAACTCATGGGCGCGACCGTCCTCGGGATCGACGCAGCGCCAGAGGCTGCGAAGATAGGGGTCGCCCTGGCTGAACCAGGTGGAACAGTATTGCCCCTGATCGCCATGGCAGCTGCGATGTGCACGCGGTGGTGGGGTATAGAGTGCTTCCATGACCTTGGTGCAGTGCCCGTTCCGGATCAGCGCGCGCTCCTCACGGTCGATGCTGACAGCAAGGGCACCGACGCCGAGCAAGGCGGCGATGCCGCAGAGGCCGCCGAACGCTTTCAGAGCATCATCGGTCATGCCGCCACCTGCATCAGCATGGCCCCGAAATCCAGCAACTGGCCGCAGTGCGAACAGATGTCGAAACGGTCATGAAGCGGGATTTCAAAGCCGGTTTCGACCTCTTCGGCTTCCACCATGCAATCGACCTCCACCTCGCAGGCCGGGCAGGCATAGGTCAGCGCCAGGCTGGTGATCGTGGCGCGCATGGCATGGGGTGTGTCATCCATCAGGAAAACCCCATGATCTCGCGCGCCTTGCGCCGGAAATCCTCGTCCACTTCGCCAGATGCGGCAGCGGCATCGAGCCGTGCGGCCTGCGCCTTGCGGTCGGCGGCGATGGTCTGTTCGCGGATGCCGGACGAGGACATGACGTCCTTCAGCATCTTGCCCAGGAAGTGCAGTTCCTTCGGGTCGATCTGGTCGCCTTCCTTCAGGGCCTGCGATTTCATGACCTTGAAAGCCAGCGTCGTAATCATCTGGAACAGGACGGAATGGCGTTTGGCTTCATCGGCCAGCCCTTCATCCTGCATCCAGCCCACGGCCCAGGCGCTGGCCTCTTCCTGCGCCCGAACCATGGCCTCATATTCCACACCATAGGCATGGATCGCGGATTTACGGATGCGCAGCTCCAGCCCTTCCTCTTCCAGCCGGAAGTTCAGCCTTTCGGCCAGATCCTCGTATCCGGCAAAGCCGCTGGCGCGCAGCTCCTCCTGCAGCCAGCCGCGCAACTCGGCAGGCAGAAGATCGATCTTGCGGGGCGGGGGCATGTCAGGGCCTCGGGCTGGGGCGCTGGATGCCGGGATGATTGGCGAGCCCCTGGGCGATTTCCACACCGCGCGCAGTGGCCGTCGCCAACAGCAGGCTGCCCAGATCCTCCAGGGCAATCAGCCCCTGTTCCTTTAGCCACGAAAGTTCCGTGGTGATCTGGTCGGCGGTCGAAGCCACGCCGACCCCGTTTACGACATCGCGGATGATCGACCCGTTTGCGGTATAGCCGTCGCAATCCTTCAGGAACCGCAGGATTGCCAAACGGCGGTGCTTCTGCAGCGTCACGCCATAGCTCATCACTTTCCCCCTTCAAGCAGGTGGCTCTCATGGCGCTGCACCACGGTTTCCAGCCGCTCCATGATCTTGTTGTTGCCCTCGATGACGGCAGCCATGGTCTTCATCTCGCCCTGCATCTCTTTCAGGGTCAGATGGAGCATGTGCATGTCTTCCTTGGTCGGCTGGGCGCGCAGGGTCTGCTCGACACTGGCGAGGCGTTGATCCAGCCTGTCCATGCGTTCGCTGCCCGCCTTGAAGCGGGTCTCCACATTCTGGTCGCGGGTGCGCCACCAGGTGTAGAGGATGTTGACAATGTTAAGGGCGGCCAGCACCAGCGCCAGCGCCGGGCCGAGGTCGAAGACGGGCGGCTGGGGCGGGGTCACTCTTGCACCTCGCCCGCAGCGGTCTGATGACCGGACAGCAGCATCAGCGGATAGGCCGCCTGCAGCTTGGATTGCGCCAGCACCTTCAGATCATCGGCCGCCAGCCCGAAATAGTCGATGGCATCGGGCGCGCCGCGGCCAATGGCGTGGTCGATGGCCGATTGCACGGCAGCTTCGCCGCGCAGGCCCCGGGCTAGGGCGGCAGCGGCGCCCGTCATGATCGCGGAATGCAGCGCCTCCCGGTGCCGGGCTTCAATCTCGATCCCCCAGCGGTCCTTGGCGACAGCCGCCACCCGGGCCAGCACCAGCCCGACCACCACCGCGATCAGCTGCAGCAGCAGCGGCAGCACCTCGATATAGAGAGCCTTCAGAAAATCCGACATCACGCCGCCTCCTTCAGCCAGGCGCCGACCTGAAAGCCCGGGCAGGCTTTCGGTGCGTATTCGTTGTGGCCAGAGATCCGGGTGATCCGGGTGCGCATGCTAATGCCCTGGATCAGCTGCCGCAGGGCGGTATCCTGCCGCTGAGTGTAATGCCGCTCGAAAATGTCACGCTCTGACGAGCCATGACCGCCCATCAGCACGATATGGATCACGCCCTGATTATGGTCCTCGATCCCGGCACCGATGACGGTCTCTGCCCGGCCCGCCAGGATGTCACCGTCGCGGCCGATGCCCCAGTGGTAGCCAATGTCCCGCCAGCCGTTGTCCTGCACATGCCAGCGCCGGATCTCTGCCATCTGGGCGGCGAGACCGGCATTGTGCATCCAGTCAGGCCGGGTGGCCGAGCAATGCACGGCGATTTCCGCGACCGGATAGCGCGCGCTGCCCTGATAGATGACCGAGGTGGTTTCGGGGGGGATGACCGCCCCGACAGGGCAACCGTCTGCCGCCAGCCATGCGATGCCCGCAGCCTTGGTCTTCGGCCCAAAAATGCCATCCGCCCAGCCCGGCGAGGCCGGTCTGAATGAGGGTGATATTCGCTTTCGACATCTGCGCGCCCTGTCAACTTCGGGCGCTGGATGCGATCCCGATCAGGATCGGGAGTGCCACACACTATATATATTAGGGCCGGGGATGCAGTCTGCGGGATCAATGCCGGGGTGGCAGATCGTCAAACATCGGCAGCAGGGGCTGTGCCGCGAGGTGACCGCTTTCGGACTGCATCTTGCTGCGCAGCTTATGCACCCAGGCAGCAGTCACACCAAACTGGACGGCGATATCATTGGCCGACCGCGTGGGGGCGGTCAATCCAGCTTCAAGGATGGCCGCGCGCAACAGGCTGGCCCGCTCTTGTGTTTCTCGGCCGCGCGGGCTGGGCATATCAAGGGCGGTGCCGCCAAAGCGGGCTGACAACCACTCGGCCACCTCAAAACCCAGCTCGGCGGCCAGCCGCGACCCCACAGGACGCTTGGGGATATCGCGGCGCTGGCCACCGGCATTGGCCAGCAGCCGCAGCACGGCTGCACGGCCAAGATCGCGCTCCAACTCGTCGATCCAGGCATCAATCGGCGCGCGGGCGGCGAGCGTCATTTCAAGGTCACCTTCGCGCGCTTGCACATGTCCTTCAGGGCGCGCACCACATCGTTGATCTGGCCCGCATCCCGCAGGGCATCGATGTCGATCGGCACCGATTGCCATTTTCCCTCGAAGCGGGACCGAACGAAGGCATTCAGCCCGGCCCGATCCGGGCGCGTCAAAGCACCCGCCTTGCCCAGCTGTGCCCAAAGCACATGGACAAAGCGCAGATCGGCGCGCGGTGCCGGGGCGCGGCGGCCTTTCGAAGCCCCCTTGAAACCGGGTTTGAAGCCGCGTTGACGCAGCGCGGAAACCACCTTTTGCAGCTCGGCTTCGGACATGTCGGCCATGCTGGCCTTGCCGGTGGCGACCAACTGCAGATCGTGGCGCATGTCGTCATCCAGCCCGATCTGCTTGCAGCCCAGATGGATCATGCGCTTCAGGGAGGCGGCGTTGGTCATTGCTGCACCCGTCCAACAGG